ATATAATCTACACCAGCGAGGAATTGGTCGGCGCCACCAGCGGGATTAGCCCTATTAAGAGGAAGACCAGGAGATAAAGCAAAAACAGGATTAAGAGGAAATATCGTTTCTTTTATGAAATTTCTTGGAGTAGTAGGAGCTAAATTAAATACTACATCAGTAAATCCAGCATTGGTTGGCTGACTATAAGTGATAGTCAGATTATTAATATTATTTAAATTAAAAGCCAATCTATCATTGAGTGTCGGGTCATAACCTGCTCCAGTTTTTAGATTTTGAGTAAAAATAAGCCGTCTTGTAGGTTCGCTACTTATTGTATCTGTCGCATTATATTCAGCAACAGTTACTAAACCATTCAGGTTAGTCCATTGATTTTCTGTGCCGTGTGAATTTCCGAAAGCTGTTCGCCTTACTTTTGAATACCCATTGAAAGTTTCAAATAATATATCCGCATCTTCAAGTATAAACTTTTTACCAGGTAGGCCACCGATACTACCTTCATACGTTTCTCTTTTTTGATTACGAACAAATCCAAGTTTAAAATTAGTTCGCCCATGACTGATGGCCGCGGTTAAAGGGATTTCACTGAAATTACTTGTTAATAATTTTACAATCTCTCTTCCATTAGGTACATACTCACCAGTCGTTTCGTCTATCTGTTTTAGAGAGGGAATATTTGTTCCGTTTATTGCCGCCCTCTCTTCACCAGCTGCCCCGCCAGGAATAGGGAAGTTTTCAAAGGCACTAAATATACCAAAATCAAAAGCACCATTTCCACCAAGGGCGGTAGGTAAAGGATTTGCTGGATACACAGGAGTACCAGTCGCGGCTGGAGTAGCCAATCCACTTAAACCATCAACACGAGAAGCAAACCTTAATTTAGAACCATCAACTTCTGCTTGTGACCTCTCTGCCGTAATTTGAACTAATGATGTAGAAATGGCTGTAAATGAACCATTATTATCAACAGCAATTAAATCTTTGGTTGTGTGACTTAATACATTTTTAAGTCTTGTAAAAGCAGGGTTATTAGAAGCTAAACCAATATCATTAAAAGATATAGCAGTTACTCTCCTTGTAGTCGCGTCTATACTATCTATTTTTATTGATAAATTAATAGAATTCATATTATCTATTAATTCTTGGAAACTCGCAGCAGGGAATGAAGGCCCGCCAGGTGTTGGATTGGCGACTGTTCCGTTTGGAAAGAAAACATTATAAGTACTTCCAACGGTTAGGGCTGTTCCAGCATTATTATTAGTACCAGCTGTGTTTTGCCTAATGCCCCCCGTTCCTACCGTCAATTTAGCACCAGTCCCTGCTGTTCCATTTCCACTTACATCTAATACATCACCAACCACATAACCATCGCCTCCGTAAATTATTTGAAATTGAACAATAGCACCAACTCCATTAACAGCTAAAACGTGAATAATAGCAGCTGTCTTTGTAGGGTCGGTTGGTGTGACGTTCGCTGTATATAAAGCACCACCTTGATAGCCAGTGCCCAAATTTGGCGCGGCGATTGTATTATTTCCACTATTATTTAATCCAGTAATAGCGGCGGGAGTTCCAAGGGACATAGCGGTTGGTTTTCCAGCATAATCATTAATATTTTGTAAATCATAATCGTAGGTTAAAGCAGAGCCATTCGCGCCAGGGCCAGTAACTTCATATATATTATCAATCAGAGCTCCACCAGGGCCAACAGCGTCATTTTTAATTTTTACATAATCTTTAATAGAAGAATTATCAAAAGAAATCATGAGATTAATATTGTCTAAAACAAAATTTTCACCAATATCTATTTCGTGAGTTCCTCCATTCGCATATATTCCTTTTTCAAATATATATTGAAAATTATTAGATTGTGTTAAATCTGTTCCCCCATTTTCAGCAGTATCAGGTTTAATTAATTGTTTATTAAGATTTACTGGAGTTAGTAAAGCTCTCTGTTGAGCTTTAGTAGGTGTTTCAAGAGAACCATTTAAATTTTTAAAATCCACAGCATAGGTATTGTTCGCGCCAGCAGTAACAGGGACTAAAGGGAATTCAGCAATATTAAGGGGAGTATTTAGAGCAGTTGCCTTACCCCCTACTTTTCCACTTCCATCGTATCTTTGTCCTTGTAGTCCAGTGTTATTAGCAGCAGGTTTTACTAATTGTTTATATGTTGCCTTGTATCCAGGAGGAGTTGCCGTTTTATCAAATTCAAAATCAAATTCGTAAATTTGAGCGATTACACTATTATTTAGTTGAGTTTTTACTTCAACAGCCAAGGCATCAAGAGTATATGTTCCAGGAGTTAAAAACACTCTGTGTCTATTAAAAAAAGGCATATCTCCAAGAGTGTCCATCGCAGGTAAAAGCATATAATTTAAAGTGTTGTTTAGTTCAGTAACTATTACTTCATTTACCTCTTGATTTATTGTTACACTTGTGACTTGTACTTGGTCATCTTTGTTAAAGTAGATAGGGTCTTTGAAAAAATTTTGAAAATTCACGGCGGCTAAGGCGTCATTAGTTAATCCGCCTTGGTTCTCTGAACTTCTCAAAGTTACAATACTCATCTTTAAAATAGGATGATAAAAAAATTTTATCGCCTAAATGTATAATGGAGTTTAGCATTGAAACGTATGACGGTGATGATATTGAACAACCAAGCCAAGAGTTCGTGAGGTTCGCAAAGAAGGTAGAAACCATGAAACTAAAGGAAGAGAAGCCTGATGTAAAGCCCGAGAAAGTGTTTGATGGATTTAAGAAAAAACCCAAAAGAAAATCTGAAAGAATTAAGCAACAAAAGAAATAGGGGGCAGAGTTTAACTTTCCCCCCTCCTCAACTTTACCCCCAACTTTCCCCCCTTACCATAAACTTTTTAGACACAACGATATAACCAAACCATTTTCCTCTTAAAATGAAAATGTGTGTTTTTAGAAGAGGGGGGAAAGTAGGGGGGAAAGTTGATGTTAAAATAAGTTCAAGATAAAAATGTTGAAAAAAAACTGATAGTCACTATTATTTTTTTTTGTTAATTTTGTTAGAATGAGTTAAAAACCCCTCCAAACTTTCCCCCCTCCCCCAACTTTACCCCCTTTTTAATCCATCCAATCCAAAGGAGTAATTTTAGTTTCAACCTCTTCATCCACACCAATAATCAGTTCATTAACTTCTTGTTCGTCAATTTCACGGATATTTACCAGTTTATCTAATATTTTTTTAGGATAGAAATTATAATATTCAACTCCTCTAATTTTTTTCTGTTTGAAACAATCTTGATACTTCTTGTTGAAATAATAATAAAATTTAATTTTTCCGAGAGGTTTGACTGAATTTGCTTCACACCATTTAGTATATTCACCGTGAAATCCACTTTTACTCATCACATTTGGTTTTTCACCATTTATTTCTATTTCATGAATATCTTTTTCAGCAACAAGAATTGTTTTATTGTAAAAACACCTTGTAATAAACCTATCAATTAACCCATTATTTCCCGATTTAAGAACCCTATAATAGTCAGTTTCAATACGGGTTCGTCGGAAATCTATATTTTTAACATCCCTTTCTAATAGCATTTTTACAAACCCATATAATACATTTTTATTCGTCATTGCTGAATATAATTTTTCATAATAATCGCCTGGTTCAGGCGCTGATGAGGTAAAGACTTGAAATCTTCTATCTCCTGCTTTCACTTTAACGGGAGTGTCGTTATTAGAGAAGAATATTAATCTCAAATATGAATTTACAAAATAAGGTTGAATTCCTTTTCTGTTAATTCTTTGTGTGTCTTCTGTAATCAAGGCTTTAATTGCTTTCATATTTCTAAAAGTATCATTCGCGTCTGTTTCATTCCAAACTCCACAAATAGTCTGTTCCAGCCTACCTACAAATTGACCAATAAAATCATCGCTATTTTCACTGGATAAATAATAATCAGTTCCACAAACAATTCTCATAAAATTATCAACAAACATATTTTTACCAACTCCTTCTTCTGATTGAATAACCAATGATACTCTTGGTTTAACTCCTGGATATTGAAGAGTGTGAGCGAGGTAATTTAAGAAATATTCAGTTCCTTCTTCGGTACAATCGGGGCCAACTAATTTTTTGACGTGATTAATAATAATATCATAATTTTCTGGCTCATAATATTCTTCCCAATTTTCTCGTTCAAAAGCAAATCCAGTAAATAAATTAAAGACATCTTCGGGACAATAATTAGGTGGAGGGATAAAATCAACTTTACTATATTGTCGTTTGAACTCATCTTCTAACCAAGCGGGAATAAATTTAGTTTTCTTGTATTCCATCTCTTTTGTTTTCGGATTGAATGTTTCTTGATAAAACCAAAGACAAGTATAAATAATTCTGAAATCTTGAATTTTTCTCATGATAAGTTCTCCATCGGGTCTTTGTTCCACAAAGACAACTGGATTACGTAAAGCATAATTTGTTAGTTCAAATTCTTCTTTTACTTTATCATAAGACTTCAAATTATCGGGCATTTCAGCTTGTTCGGGTTCTTTGTATTCAAGGGGTTTTGGCGGTTTAATCGCCCATTTCATTCCCCATTCTTTCGTGATATTATTTAAATCTTCAACCTCATATTTTTCCCGCGACATAAACCCGTCAAACATATAGACGTCATAAGGGCAATGTTCCTTGACTTTTTCAAGAGCTCTTCTTTCTTCAATACACATTAATTTATTAAGAAGAGAAGACATAGGATTTTTTCGTTTATCTTTATCATGAAGGTAATTATATTTAGTATCCTGGAAAATTAATTTCTTTACGGGGTAAAGTTCTGCTTGAAGGACTTTCAACCACTTATTAGTTAGTTTAGGTCTATCTGTGTTAATTGTCTTGATGACGTCTAATTTATCTATATTGTGTTTCTCGTGGATAAGTTCTCTGTTAATCAGATAATCTTTGAGATTTGTAATAATCACATCGGGATATTCTTTTTCAATAATATAAGCGAGAATATGAGGATGAGCCGAGCGAATATCATAATCAATTAATTCCTGTGGTTTGATATAATCGCGAACACAACCCATCAAATTTTGAAGACTTTTAATTCCTCCCCTCACATAAAGTCGTCCGTCTTTATTTGTTCCACAAGGAGAATATTTTATATCTTGCTGATAATTAGATTTTTTAATTCTTCTCAATCCAGCAAGTATTTTCCTACATTCTTCTTCCTTGTCCTTATCCTTAATAAATTTAGTACCCTCTTTATTAGACCCTTCTTTCCAAGGGATTAATTCTTTCAATTGATGTGGCGTCAATTTTAAGAGATTATCAACATTGTCTTTGTTATAGGTTTCGGACGAGAACATATATTAGAATAGTTTATTGAATTGTTTTTAAATCAATTTTTTAATTAATTAATTAATTAATTTTTTAGAAAATTGAAATCTTTTTTTCATTTTTTAGAATTAGTATTCCAAGAGATGAAATCAAACATGAACAAAGACGAAATGAGGGACATGGTTATTGAAACCCTGAAAGAAATGAAGAAAGAGCCAGTTTTCACAGATACTAAAATATACTGGAAGGTATTGAGGGAAGAAAATAAAATTAGTTTGAGTTGTTTGTTTAATTTAATGTTTGAGTTCCAAAACCCGAATAGTAATACTAATCTTGAAGACCGCGACCCTTATGACGCTGTTTATGAGGAGTTTGGTGGAAATGCCTTCTATTTTAATTTACCAAAGGAGTTTGATGAATATATGGATTATCAAATAGACAATTTGTATGTGAGGGAAGCATTGGAGGACTTTGTTAAACTGGTTGAAAAAAAAATCTGTAAATAATATATGTGGAGCGGCGCAGAAATAGGAGCTTTGATAATTACTTGTGGAAGTGTTTTCACTGGCCTCATCGCTCAAATTCAATTAAGTAGGTGTAGCAATATTAAGTGTTGTTTTGGTCTTTGGACGTGTGATAGAGAAGTTCCTGATGTTGAACCAACAGCAGAAATTGAACTCACCCCTACAACAGAAAATACAGAACAAGAATTATAGTCTTAAATTTCCACCTCCACGAATACCAACTGATAATATAATTTATCATATATATTATCAATTTATTTTCTTTTTTTCCACAAGTCCATATCTGCTTTCCTCGCACCCCCACCACCTACAAATGAATATATCCTCGCCATAGCCCATTGTTCTTTGGTCATTTTAGCAGAACGAGGAGCGGAGGGGTTTTTTTTACCACTTTTTAATCTCACGGATTGTGGATTGGTTTTCCAAGCTCCAACTCCGCGATTATATACTTTTTGTAAAATACCCCGTTTAATTCCTGTCGTTTTGGCTATATCACCGATACTATGGCTCTGTCCCTTGTTGAACTTGTACTTTTGGTTGTATTTCTGCTTCCACGTCATTCCCTTTCGTATCATATACAATAGGAACATATTTTATTAATCTCCTCCCAAGTTCTACCTTCCTAAAAGCTGGAAGTGGAGGGTCTAATCTTTTACAAACAATATCGCAATTCTGTACAAGTTCGGGGTGATTAATAATTCTATTTAATTTAGTTCTATTTACATCTACTTTTTCTAAAACGGCATTTTGACTTGTAAAATATTCAACGTCACCATTTGGTAAAACTAAACAGTATTTATATTTTTGAATGTTTAAAGCACCTGTGGTTCTACCGCGAGGCATGTTTAATATAATTTATATTACACTTTTTAAATCAATTTTTTTAACTATTATTAAATCATTTAATTATTAACCAGTAACCATTACATTTCCACCTTTAATAGACATTTGGCGTTCAACAATAGAGAAATAAGTAATTGTTCTACCACCTTGGTCTGTATTCTGATGAGTAACGTTAGAGATTATACGGATAGGGGTTTGACCAACCATAACACCCTGTCCAATACCACCATCCACGGTAAAATCAGCACCCATATAATGAAGGTTTCCTTCCATATCGCGAAGAGATAATGAACCAGCACCTAAAGCATCGGTAAGGAGCCCGCTGGCGTTGAAGTAATTATTATTTACAGCCGCCCTTACATCGCTTGCTTTATTAACAAGAGCATTAAAAGAGTATTGACCTGAACCTACATTAATATCAGTTCCGAAGACTTGTGAGAGCTGTTGTGCTTTCATGGTTTCACTCTGTAAATCAATAGGATATAATTGTTTATCATTTACACGAATATTATAACGGGTTGGCGTCATATAGGCCTTTGAACCATAACGACCCATTGGATTAGTTCCCGCGTCGTCAGTTTGGTCGTGATAAAAGCCTAATATTGACTGAACTTTCATACCCGATAAACCTAAATCATGAATTTCTTGTGCCTCTGTGACCGCGCCAGCACCTGTCGCGCGAGGAGCAAAAGAAGTATTGGTTGTAATAACATCAAGATAGGGAATGACTAAACCTTGGTCGCTCATAACCATTTCAGCAAGGCGGTTCATTCTCTCGTCAGTATAAGTTAAATAATCAGCTAAAAATACAGCATCATTAACATTTACTTTCGCACTCTGTGAAGCATTCGCAACCTGTGCCTCAAACTGAACAACAGTTCCATTTTCAGTGTTGTCGCTCTGTTTGTTAAAGGTAATTTCAATACTACAAGGTTCATTAATTAAATAAAGAGGAAGAGAAACATTCCTCATAGCAGGGAATAGTTGTGATAATTTAATATAATATTGGTTATTATCGGCACCCGAAGTGGTAAGAGCAAATTGAGGGAGAGGGTTTAAGACGGTCGCAGCACCTGGTACAACATCCCTTAAAGAATACTCACCACCTGAACCAGCACCAGTTTCATCTCTCTCGGGACAAATTGTATCCATTGTACCAACTCTAACCATATCTTTTTGGCTTTTCTCTTCCTGTGTCTGAAATTGGCGCCTAATAGTCGCATATTCGGGGTAATTATCAGTAACAGCTACAACTTTTGAACCAATACGAAGAACAGCCTGTTTCACGAGAGCATGAATTCCTGTGGCTATAGGAAGGACGCCATCAGTAGAACCAGCATCAACAGAAAGGGCTATACAAGAGCCGGGGTCAAGAATGCCTTTTTTCATTAAAACAAATCTCATAAAAGTATCAGTTCTCACAACTGGATTTAAAATGTTTGTATCAATATCCATAGTATCAACACTCGCCATTGGCTTTACCGCTAATGCTTCGGGAATACTCATTTAATTTATATTGAGATAATATTTTTTCTTCTTAATTCTGAACCATTATTCCTTGTGGAGAATACATTAAAGAATTTTGAGCAAGGACATAGGTATATATAGAGTTTGGTGAATTTCCGTCTAAATCACTAACAATTCTAACAGAATAGGGAACATTTTTATAATCAACACCAACATTTGATAGAGGGTCAAGGCGAACACCAACGCCAAAGACGGGTTCGGGGTCGGGTAGGGTGTCTGTATCTTCGGGACTACTATTTGGTTCAAAAGAAGTCGGTGGCTCCTGTGTGACTTGTGTTGAAATTTTATTATTAGTAAAGGGACTTACTAAAGTATGAGTAATAGCCTGATAAGGTTTAACACTATCCATAAATTTAGTGTCTAATTCTGTTTGAGGTCGGTTCTCTGTACCCTGTTCCTTAACAAATAAATCATAGTCAAGAGGGAATTTTGTACCACCTCGTAAGAAAGTAACTCGCCTAATATTAGCGGTTGCTCCACCTGTATTTTGAAGGCGACCTGTGCTAAATCCATCGTGATTATAATTATTAATATGATTAGTTGGAATAAAGTTATGATGGACGGCAAGAGTTCGCGAAGTTCCTAAATTAAGGGATTGTGTTTGGTCGGATGAATTTAAGACCCCGTAGATTTGAGAAATGGAGTTATAATTAATCTGGCCAGTTGCTGGAACAGCCAGCCGAGCCATCCCTTCCTCGTCGGGAACAAGAAGGTCATAAGAAAGAGATAAATTCTTTAACTGATAAAAAGCACCATTACTAATACCAGTCGCGAGAACTGGATTAGTTCGGACGTTATTTTGAGCATCTGTATCATAGAAATTGTAGCCTGAAAGAGCGTTACTATCGGGTGTAAGTTGAAGTTCAATAGTTAGACCACGTAGGCCGTTTTGACCTAAAGGTAGGCGTTGGCCTGAAGATAGAAGGCCAGTTCGTAAAGGAATACTAAATTCAATCTCGTTGTTCTGTTGGCGAGCGCCATTGAAACTTTTAGAAGCAGAACAAGGATTACCAATTTGAAGGTTTGTATCATAATCATCTTGAGAATGAATAACGGGCATAGTAGCAGCAAGAAATCGCCCATAATTCCTAATAACCTCTAAAGTTCTGTTATTCTCGGGACTTGAAAGGGTAATCTGATTAAGGGCTGCCGCTACACCAATTCTCTCATTTAAAGCGATGCCCGCGGTCGCAGAGGCAACAGTTGTATTATTTGTAGGTAGGGCACCCGCTGAATTATTAACACGAAGAACACCATTGAGGCGGAGAGAGTTAGTGTCTAATAATTTGTTCTGTGTCGCAATATTGAAAGTACAAATAGGGAAACCATCTTTGAATGAATAGGTGTTATTGCTTGGCTGATTGACGGGGAAGATTTGTGCTCGTTCCTTGTTCGCAATATTCATTTTAAATTATATT